CACGAGCAGGGTCAGAACCACTAGGCAAAGACTCAATCGCCGACTCATTCTCAAACACCATCTTAAGTTGATGGTCCGTAGTCTGCTTCGGACCCTTATTGCGCATCCAAAACGGCAAAAACTTGTAGCCATACTTAGACTTGGACAACAACTTCATCGCCTCACGTTCAGTGCGAGACAACATAATCACAAAACGGTCAGAAAAAAAATAGCACATCCAAAAAGCGTAAGCAGCAGCCAACGTAGAAAACCCAATCTGACGAGCCTTCAGCACAACCGTATAACGGTCCGACATCCAAGTACGCACAGTCTCAACCTGCGCAGGACGCAACACAAACTTGATACGCCCCTTAGACGGATGCTTAATGTGCCAATAGTTCTCACAGAAATGTTGGAATGCGGCAACCTGCTCGTCAACCGTAGCGTTGTCTCCGCCACGACACAAACGCCACTCTTTCTCGTGCAACAATTCTTGAATGTTCATAAACCCCACGGCTGCCAGCCGTTACCATCATTATGCTCAACACTATAGTCATAGATTGCTTTCGCAGCCTGCAGGTTAATCAACGGATTATACAAATCCCCACACTCATCCAAAATGCCCTGAGACTGCAACCAACCATCCTTAAAGTAGCGGGACGGTTTACACCAAAACATATTTATCTGGAATAAACCAATACTGCCACCATTCGGGTCGTCCCCGTTGAACACGGTGTATATGCAACGTGACTCTTTGTGCATAACCCGCAACGCCATCCGTCTATCGTAAATGGGGAACTTTACGAACGCCACAGCGTTCGCATACTCTGGGCAGTGAGATGACCGTTTCCAATCAGTGTGTGTTGGTGTCACCGCCAAAATGACGGCAAGCAATAGTTTCATCATTCCTCCAGTCTAGCACGCCCAACGGGCGTGTTTAGGCTATTGGTATGAACCCCGTCCGAAAGCAGGGTCGTTCGGGTTAACCCAACGCAACACAGGCGGAATCAACGCAGCCACAAACGCCTTCGCTAGGTCCATCGTTTCATAATCCAACGTCGCAACCACGGCAATAACAGCACCGATAGCCGAACGCAGATATGACAGTAGCATCTGCCATTGTTGTTCGGTGATGCCTACTTTGACGGTTGGCTTCTTTTTCTTAGGCGTTGCCATCAGTTACCACTTCCTTCCAATTTACGGTGTCCTCATCCCAAACATACGATTTTGTATCGTCGTCAGGATACGCCACTGGTGGTTCCCACTGGCACGTCGTTTCGTTCAACAACCACGAAGCAAAAGGTTGCGGCGGAATAAACGCATCACGGGCTGCATCAAACGTAAAACCGACACCAGCATAATTCTTTCTGAACGTAGAGTTATAACTGGTTTGCTTCCAGTTAGAACCAAGCCCAAGTCCTGCAAGGAAGTCAATTCCTTGCTGTTCGTTGGCTGGTGCTGGGTCTGGTGCGTCGGTATTGGACACCGCCAGCACACGAAGTACCACATTGTTTTCGTCTAGTTCTGCGAAGTATGCCATTGTTTTATCTCCTATGACCAGCCGATTGAGCCTGTGTCGTTAAACGTGTAAATATGGTATCCACCAGAAGTGGTCAATGTTCCACCCGTCAGAGTTGATGCGGTTGGCAAAGTATCAGCGTAACGAAGAATGACTACGCCTTTACCGCCAGAACCACCAGCAGCGGTGTATTCAGTTGAGCCTCCACCACCGCCTCCGCCCGTGTTGGCTGTTCCACTTTGCGTTCCACCAAATCCCGACCCAGTACCGCCACCGCCAATACCAGCAACACCGCCTTGACCCAAACTTGTGCCACCAGCGGAACCGCCACCACCACGATAAACAGCACTACCCGTAATACTGTTACTTAGTCCGCTTCCGCCATCACCACAGTTGTTTGTTCCCGTGGAACTATCACCGACAGAACCAGCACCACCACCGCCGCCAGAACCATAAATAAATCCGCCGTTACCACCGTTGTAGCCTTCTGCGGCGGTTCCAGCACCACCATAGATTGCGCCACCTGAATTGTTTGATGAGCCGCCACCACCTGCACCGCCAGCCTTACCGTTTCGCAGTTGCGCACCACCACCGCCACCACCAGAAGTAGTAATCGTGGACATTCCAGAACCAGAAATAGACGATGAGGAGCCGTTTGTTCCGTCATAGGCGGGATTTCCGCCACCACCTCCGCCACCTCCAGCACCGACAGTAATCGTGTAGGTTACACCGCTAGTGGGCGACCAAGTTGCTTCAGCCGACGTTCCACGACCAGACGTTGCGCCAACAACCGAAGTTCGGTAACCGCCAGCACCACCGCCACCACCCGTCCTTCTGTCTGAGTCGGCAAATCCGCCACCGCCACCGCCTCCACCAGCAATAACTAGGTATTCAACAGAACTTGGCACATACACAGGTGCCTGCCAACCGTTGCCGAACCATTGACCAACAATTGTTGAAGGACGTTGCCTTTGTGAAAAACGCCTAGGCATTATGAAACCACCAAACTACTTGTGCTGTTGAAAGTGTGAATCTTGTACGAACCAGAAGAAGTTATCGTTCCGCCAGTAATTAACATTCCAGCAGGCACCGCCAAAGTTGGATAACTCACAATAACAACTCCTGCGCCACCATTGCCGCCACCGCCAGTGCGAAACTGTGGACCGCCTTCACCACCGCCACCACCTCCGCCACCACCAGTGTTGGCTGTACCAGCCGAGCCCCTGTCCGTGATATTTGCTTTTCCACCACCACCGCCGCCAGTTCCACCCGTACCTGCTGGTGCGTAGGCGGCATACACTCCAGCACCGCCACCACCTGCGTAAGTTACTGATGAACCAGTAATAGTTGATGACACACCGTTGCCGCCATTGACTGTGCTACCAGCCGCACCAGCACCGCCACCGCCACCGCCCTTGCTGTTCCACACGCCATTAGCACCATTGTTGCCCTGCCCAGCCGTACCTGTTCCAGCAGTCTGCTGTGCGGGTTGATTGGTTCCACCACCTCCGCCACCGCCAGAACCTCCGCTTGAGGCTAAATCGTTTTGCCCACCCGCTTTTCCGCCCCCAATTGCGGTTACGCTTGCGAATATGGAGTTACTTCCATTTGCAGCCGCCGAATAGCCCCCTGCTGGATAACTTCCTGAACCAACACCGCCGCCACCGACAGTTACGGTTGATGACCCTATTGTTACTGCGGAAGCACCATTGAGCAAGCCACCACCGCCGCCACCACCGCCGCCGCCAGAGTTGCCACCACCGCCACCCGCAACGACGAGGTACTGAACACAAAGATTTCTGCCAACAATACTGCCGACATACTGACTTGGGCGGGTTCGCAAACCGAAAGACACGGAACGAACCTAGACGCTAATCTGGTTAACGTACCCGTGAATCGTAATCACATTAGCAGTTCCAGCAAACGCACGAACCACCAACGGAGTAGCGTTACCCTTAATCAACAGACCAGGGGCTACCAGCACCAGACCTGACTCGGCTGCAATCGTCAACTCAATGTCATCATCTGGCGACGTAGTGCCACCCCATTGAACCGTCAACTTAACAGCCGACGCACTGCTGTTGACCGCATACAACCACACCTCATCATAGGTGGTTGCCGTAGCCGACCCCGTGTGAATCGTCGTACCAGCCGATGCCGTAGCAGCAACCTTGACCGCACGACCATCGGTAGAACCGCTGAGTTTAACTTTAGTAAATGTTGCCATATCTACTCCTAAGGGTTATTGTTCCTTTTTAGGAGAATACTGCCGCACAAACGACAGCATTCTCAGAATCTACGGGGCTAGCAGGCACAGCAGCCCACTTAACCCCTGAACCTTCTGCCGAATCGGCAGTCAAAACATAGTCATTCGCCCCAACAGCCAAACGGACCGCCGTATCGGCAGCAGACCCCACAATCAAATCACCCTTAGCGTCAATCAGGGTTTCGTCAATGGGGGTTCCCACAGCAGACGTAAACGAACTTGTTGCGACAACAAACTCGGCTACGTCGGACAGCGAAATCTTTTTGGTTGTCGTTGCACTGGTGTCAACAACGGGCACCACGTCGGCGGCGTCCGCCGTAATGCTGGTGAGTGCCGTTAGTTGTGAAATTTTTAGGTCAGACATTGCCAGCCTCCAAAAGAATAAAAGAGCCGTCCTCTAATAGTAAATCGTTCCCATCCTCCAACTCTAGGTTGGAAACCACATAATCGGGGTCTGTCCAATATAGGAAAGCGGCATCCGACCAAGTGGTTGCCGTAGGTATCACGGCAGCATAATACTCAAAAGAACCCAAACGTGGCGACAAGTTCTCTGCGTGCAGCAAATCACCGAGGGTGGGTGCAACCGCAGGGTGCAACGCCCTCAGGGCGGTGAACATCGCATCGTTAATAGTGGTCATATACCTACTATTGTGCGTCTAGTTCCTTGGAGCGTTCAGCACGCAACACTTTAGCCTCTTGGGCAATCAAAGCATCCAGTTCAGCGTCCGTCAATTCGGCAATAGATTGGGTGTGTTCCACCTTAATTTGGGTTGGAGCCAGACGGTTCGTTGCCTGAAGATACAGTTGCGCTGCCTTGTTGTCTCCGCCCAGCCCCGCCTCATACAACGAGTCCAGCAGACGTTGGGTTCGCTCAGGCGAACCCTGCAGTTCAGCGACACGCTTCTCCCATTCCGCCTTGAAGGCAGGTTTCTTGTCCCAACGGCGGAGCGTTGACGAATCCAGACCATTTTGGTCGGCAAATTCCTGTTTTGTTTCGGGGATTCGGAATGGTGGTGGTGTGAGCAGCCAGTTTAAGTATTTTTCTTGGCGTGTGTCCAGTTCTTCTGTCATCGCAATTAGTGTAGCGGTTCCCCCACGCACAGTGGTTGACTGGTCACTGTCCGTTAGGGAACGGGGGAGGGGGATAATAGGGGGAGGGGGTAAGGATAGAACTGTCCGCCGAGCCATAAGCGAGGCGGAGACAAGAACAGTCAGTGGGGTTTAAGGTGTTTATTGGGTTCTTGAAGATGGTCGCTGGTTTGGTCATCGGTTTCGTTGCGACTGGTATATTGATATCGGCAGCGTTGTGGCATATGGTTCGTGAAATAGACCGCATAGATTCGTCCAATGGTGAGTAAACCAACCGTCGGGTTGCGTAATTGGGACTTGGTTTTGGTGGAGTGGCAGGACGCTTTTGATGCTGCAGCAGGTTGGCACGACCAAGAGAACTATAGAGAAAAAGAAGTCCTAATTCGTAGTGTTGGCTATTATTGGGCTACGCCCAATGTGGAAGGCTATATGGTGTTGGCTGCAACTCGTGGTATTGGGCAAGTCTCTCAGGTGACTCATATTCCATTGGGTATGATAAAATCTGTTACAAAACTAGCGGTACGGAGCAAAGTCAAATGACCTACAGCAAACCCTCCCTCAGGGAGTCCATCAAACGTCGTGTGATGGCTGGCACACGAGGCGGCAAAGCAGGACAATGGTCAGCCCGAAAAGCCCAACTAGTAGCCCTAGAGTATAAGAAAGCGGGTGGCGGGTACACGGGACCACGCACAGGGAAACAAAAATCCCTAAAGAAGTGGACCTCAGAGAAATGGACAACATCAGATGGAAAACCTGCTATTAGAAACAGTGGCACGACACGCTATTTACCTGCGAAGGCGTGGAGTAAACTATCGCCGAAGGAAAAGCAGGCTACAAATCGCAAGAAACTACAAGCATCACGCAAAGGTAAACAGTTTGTTGCGAACACTAAAGCGGCAAAGACAGCAGGGCGTTCAGCCCGTAGGAGCAAATAATGGCATCCAAAGACCCTAGATTGGCACGAGCAGGAGTCTCAGGTTACAACAAGCCAAAGCGTACACCGTCACATCCAACCAAGTCTCATATTGTCGTCGCCCGTTCGGGCGGACAAGTCAAAACGATTCGGTTCGGACAACAAGGTGTCCGAACCAACCAGACCGCTGGGCAAAGACAAGCATTCAAGTCACGGCATCGCAAGAACATTTCCAAAGGACCGATGTCGGCAGCCTATTGGGCAGACAAAGTGAAATGGTCGCCGTCAAAGACGGCGCAGCCACGCAACCGCAAGTGGGTCAAAGGCTCATAAACTTGTGACGCTCGTCACATAGAGTTATAAAATTTCACAATCTGGCTATGGAGCCTCATATATAAATATACAAGCACGGGCGTGCCCCCCCACCCCCCCGTGTGCATCAGGTGGCAGGTGTGCCATAATCGCCCCGAATAGCCCCATAATTCGGTCCCATAATCGCACCCAAAAAATTCGTCCGCTTGACAGATGTGCTATCACCCGTGCGCACCTGAGCGTGCGGAGCGACGACGACGAAACGAACGACTTGTGCGCTTGTGAAATCGGCATTTTGCTGACTGTGCGCCCGCATTAGTACCGTGTGCGCATTATGCGTGTGTGGTACTGTGTGTGTGCGCACGGATTCCCGTA